AACCATTGATTACCATGTAGTCGCAACCGATTTCGTTGCACATGGCTTTGGCGATTGTCGTCTTGCCCACGCCCGCCCCACCAGCCAGAAGAAGATTTGGCATCTCCTTCTGGTTCACGTATTGTTGAAACACTGCTTTCAAACGTTCTGGTAGAATACACTCTTCCACTGTTCGTGGTCGATGCTTTTCTGTCCACAGAAGATGTTCCATGATAACCTTTCACAAAAATCATAATGTAATATATTATATCAGTCAGCGTTCAATTTTGCAAGCACTTCCAGATATGGTTCTTTCACTTGCCAATCAATATTATTGACACCATAAATGACAGTTCTTGGTTGCAATTGTGCATTCGTATCTGGTTGAATCAACTCAAACACTGAAGCAACAATGTCTTTGTTGATAGCAATGGAATCACCGTCATGATTCAATGATGCATTAGTAAAAACAACGAACTTACCCATGATTAACCTTTCTCATATTTTGAACCAGCTTCAGTTGCAATCCAATACTGAATGCTCATTGATTTATGTTTGAAATGTGCAATGCCTTTTGAAGAGATAGTTACTGAATAACCGCCAGCAAGCATCTTCAAATTTTCGGTCTTAAACAACATCTTATATTTGTCACCATTACTCTTTGAGACTTCAAGAGATTCGGTATGTGCTGCATCATTCTGTAAATCAAATGCCGTGACGGATACTTTACTGCCATCAGATTCAACAGCAATATGGGGTGAAGAAAGCACATTCGCTGCACGTAGAATCCAATCGAAGTCTTCTGCGCTCAGATCAAATTTGATTTCTGGATTGTTGAGTTCTAGATTTTTATCTGGTGCGACAACAATCATGCTTGATGCACAAAAACGATACTTGATTTTGCTACGACCTTGCAGACCAGAGATGAGAACATTAGCTTCATCAAAGTCAATCACCGGCTCTTCTTTGTGTAGAGAAAGAACAGACAAGAAGTTATTCAGATCATAGACACCAAACTCTTTTGGAATTTCTTCAGAGACAACAGCCTCAGCAAGAATATTCTTATGAGTAGAAATGGTACGAATTGTTTTGCCTGGTTTGAAAAGAATGCCTTGATTGATGCTGGCAAAGTTTTTTAGAACAGATAGAGTTTCATTTGAAAGTTTCATAATTTATTTCCTCGTCAAATCATGGTTGTGTAAAGCCATTATAGCATAGTGTACAACTTTTAACAAGTCATCACGATTATAGCCGTTCTTTTTGCCGTAACGCTGTGCATACTTCATGATGTTTCCAATAAAGAATCCTTCACCGTGCCCACAGTCTATGATGAATTCTGAAGTTTGAAATTTGTTTAGTGAGTAGTGTTGACCGTATGTCTTGTCGATGTATTTTTTTAACTCTTCAAGAATACGGTCTTCACTGTATTTGTAATCGATCAAAGTCTACCGGTGTACTGTGCAACAGCGGGCATGTTGCCAGTAAATGCGTATGTACCGATATGCTGAGTCTTCATCCAAGGACACAACCAGATTTTTCCACCCATCTTACGCCACATCTGACAGAACATATAATCTTCTGATAGATAACGTTCAGAGCCGCCACCAACACAAGAATCAGTTGTGTCGATCACGGTATCAAAGTATGCGTGAATATAACGTGAGCCATCGAAATGTGCCTGACCAATATGATCGGGCTTGTAACGAATGAAAGGATATTCTTCTTTCATCTTATCAAACACCTGACGCTTGATCATCATATGACCTGTACCAATTTCCATTACTTCTAATGGCTCGGATACTTGAAATTGTTGTGTGCCTTTTACTACGTTGAATACGTATTCGCCAACAAGATTCTCAAGTTCTTTTGGATTAAGGTCTGGATGGCGCCTAGCAGTTTCAGCAATGTTGCCCCAGTTGATTGACTTCTTGGGATAAGGACCACCGATAACGTCTTTATCAAGTGCCATCAGTGCTACGATATCATTCGGATCAAAGTGAATGTCCGAATCGATGAACATCATGTGTGTGAAATCTGTGCGTAGAAACTCATCTACCAAATAGTTTCTTGCTCTTGTGATGAGTGATTCATTGAAGAGAAAAGAAAACTTTGTTTCAATGCCATAACGAATCATAATGGTTTGTAAGTCAAGGCAAGACTTCATATACAAACCGTGATTCATGCCACCATACATTGGTGTAGCCACGAATAGTTTATTCTTTCTCAGTTCTTCAAGGTTAACTTGTAGTTGCATAATTTATCCATAAAAAAAGAGTGAGAACACATAATATATATGCTCTCACTCCACCAGTTTTCAGCCTAATTTAGGCAAAGGCCTCACCACCTAATGCAGCATGTGCTGCTGCTACCATTGCCTTAGTTGGTTTGCCAAGACGATAGATAGTAACGGTGCGACCGTCATCCAACACACGTTTGTTAGTGTAGATGCAGTGACCTTCTGAACGAAGTTCTTCAATGCGGGCACCCACATTTTTAATACCAAAACGGGCACGTGCTTGTGCTGGTGTCAAAGTGTTGTAACCAGAATCCTTAGAAAGATATGCAAGGATTTTTTCTTTAACTGACTTACTCATCAACTTACTCCATAAAAAATTAGTCGCACGAAAATTCAAAAAGTAGAGGCGACTTTTCTCTACATACTTAACATTATATAAAAAAAGAGAGAGTGTGTCAACACTCTCTCAGGTAATAGTGTAACTTATGCCGCAAGTTTTGCTTTTTGGGCATCATACTTTTCTTTAAACTCATAATAGGGTGTATCACCCATCATGGCATTTGAACTGTAAGAAAGAATGACCAAATTATCATAAGTGGTTTTACCACTTTTGCTGTGAGGAATAATATGTCCACCGATTGCTTTATCAAAGGTAAGTTCTTCACCAGTTAAGGCACACTTTTGCTCTTGATCAATCCAACGACGATACTTATCATCAGGACTGAACGAACGGCGAACATCTTTCACAGTGATACCAACATCACCAATCATACCTAAAACTAGGGCAAGTTTTCTTGCAACCTCATCAGGTGAATACAAACCAACTAATTCGGCGTACTCTGTTTTTTTACGATTGAAAACACCCATTACGGATGAATCGTTCAAAATTGAAAGTTGTGACCAAAGATTCTGAGCAAAATCTTCATAATCAATCTTAAACGACTTACCAAATTTCTCTTCAAGACCGTATGTCAATTGATACAAAGATAAAACTTTTGAAGTGTTTTTGGTGTGAAGTTTTGGTGCGCCAGAAGCCTCTACGATTTTGCGTACCAATTCGAAACGGCGTTCCACTTCTTTCACAATTGATGCAAATGCTTTAGAATCATTACGATATTCAATTGATTTATAGAGATCGTCAAGATTTGCGGAGTCGGCATATCCATAAAGAATGCCCTCTTTCTTTGTCTGATGCCACACTTCATATTGTACAGCACGTGCAACCATCTCATCAAGATTCATACGACCATTCGATTCAATAGCCACAACACCTAATACAGGAAGTTTAGGAAACTTGTTTCCAAGTCGTGATACTTCACGTACATACTCAGAGACTACACCAAGAATACCATTACGCTTCTCTTGGGGTTTCAAATCATTGTTGTCATTGAGAGTCCAAAAAACTTCAGATGCTTCATCGTCGGTCATCGATTCATCGTATACAATGGCAGCAACTTGAAAATCTTTGAAACGATTAGTGATTGCATCGCCACTTGAAAGTTTTTGTATTTCTTGTAGAGTTGAAGGCTTCAACTGAACAACGCCCTTTTCAAAGTACAAAGGTATAGGTTCACCGTGATAGTCTGGTGTTTTAAATTCACTTTTGAAAAATTTAACAAGTGTTGTGATACGCTGTAGACCATCGATCACTTGATACGTTCCATCTTTCATTTTGCGTAAGTGAATAACAGAATTCATAGAACGCTGCAAGATACTTCCAATGTAACCACGTGCCCATTTTTCTTTGGCAACATACTCACGCTGAAAATCAGGTTGTAGTGCAAGTTTACCAATTAAGGCAAGATCAATAAGATTGCCCACAGTAAATGAAGTGGCAATTGTTGGATTTTTTGCTTTCAAATAACTCATATTCTCCTCCAGTAGGATTTTTGATTAAAAAAAACTTGCCTACTTGAAACCAGTTTTCTTTCAGCAAGTGTTAGTATTATGACAGAGTTTTAAAACGTTGTCAAGAATTAAAACGGTTGTTCTTCAGAAGTTGTTACCGATTCATTCTGATCAGTTGATACTGATTCATTAGGATCAATACCAGCATCAATCTTAGTATACAGATCAAGAAAGGTAGCCTTAGTATCAGCATCAAAACGATTCAAGCAATACTCAATTGCTTTTTTCTTATCGCCGTAGATACCGAAAGTTTTCACAATGTGTACCAAACGGCGGGTCGAAATAACCTCATCACAACCACCATCAGCAAAGGTGTTACGAATCGTATTAGCCCAAGTAACTAGATTTTTGGCAAATACATCATCAGAACGAC